GTGTGGTATATCCACATATCCATTTCACCTTGGTATGCAAAACATATCGGGGCATAGAGACTTAATTTAAACAGTCTAGGCCATTTTATTTTATTATTTAAATTTATTGTAAGTTTTATTTATTTTATATTTTTGTATTGTTTCTTTAGTGTGAAGCATTATTTGGGAGTAATGTAACTTAGGTGAAGCCAAATAATGAAGTAATGTAGCATTAAAGTTTAAATTTTGTAGCCTATACCGAGATAGGATGATTCAACGCTATGGTTGGATTTAAAGAAGAAGTAGCACAACCAGTTATCAGGTGAGTGATATCCGACACTTTGTCGCAAGTGTTTCAAGAAGTAGACTTTTGTTTTGTGGATGGTCTCCAAAGACAATGACACTCAAGTTTTTAAAATATTTTTCAAATTCAATGTGTACTTATGGCATTTTCAAAACAAACAAACAGTGAAAGTCTGTCCCTCTTTCAAAGCGAGCTTGTCGCTTACAATAGCAAGACTGGAGTCGTTACCCAGAAACAAATAAACAAGCAAGTAGAGAAATATTTGAAAAAGCAATTTGGATTGTATTTTAAATACTTGAGACATTCCCGGCTTCAAGATAATTCATTTTATCTTAGATCAGCATTGTGGGATGACCCATATGGTTTGGCAGATCATCAGCTTTACCATATTGGTGAAAGACGAACACAAGGTTACGATACGTTGTTTTATGCAGCTACATCTGCTGCAGGATCAATTGCTTCAGCATTTGGTTACTATTTTTTGTACCGTATGTCCAAAGATGCCCAAACTAGTTTTAAAGCTATTTGGGGATCTACGCAAGGAATTGGAGATATGATTCAAAATAATATAACAGACGTATTGATAGCTTTGTCGCTATTTACAGCATGGTACGCGGGCAAAATATCAGCCACGTGGGCAATGCTAGGACTTGGAGGATTGTTTTTGTACAATACTAAGTTAAAAGAGAAGGTGGTGCAAGCATTTCAACAGCTAATGCCGGCGCAATCAACTATTAGGCATACCCAAGGTACTGGTCAAATTACTACTTTTGCACAAAGCATAATTGGTATTTTGGTTGCAGTTGTATTGGGTACTGGTTGCACTAACTTTGATTTTAACCATATGTTGACATCGATTAAGAGTTTGGGTTCAGCATTGTTGACAGTCAAGACATTTGAACTTGTTTTGGTTGCAGTTATTCAAAATTTACCAGACATTGTGCGATATATATTAGCATATCGATTTCCATCCATTGGACTATACGTCGCTATTACAAGTGATGATAAGTTTAAGCAGTTTATTAAAGAGACTGTTGAACTTAGAGCTATGGATCCTATTGATATGTTTTATAATTCGCATTTTATGGCGGTTTATTTGAAAAATTACAATTACATGAAGAATGAGTTCATTGATGACACCAATGTTGTGAATGGTAATGTCGAAATAATTTCCGATATTTTGGATTGGTACGACAAGACGTATGAACAAGCGGGTATATTGGGTTTGCTCCCAATGAAACGCAAGATGCCATACGTTATTTGGCTATCAGGAGATCCAGGAGTTGGAAAGAGTACATTGGTTGAGAGAATGGCAAGACAAATTTTAATAAAATTCTTTGATGAAGAGACTGTTAATAAACATTTTGATAAGTTGGTCTATTCATTTAATACCTCATTGAAATATATGGATGGGTATAATAATCAACCCATATTTGTGTTAAACGATTACTTGCAATTTGCGCAGGAGAATGAAGAACAATGGTTGATTCGTTTTGTTGATACAGTTGATTGTCCATTGGAAGTTTCATCAGTTGATAACGTTAGCAGCGGTATAAAAGGAGAAGTAAGATTTACTTCAAGAGTTATAATCGTGACTTCAAATACAACATATTTGAATTCATCTGTTAATGTTACTAATTTGACAGCTTTTAATAGAAGAAGAGACATGGTGATTGACATGACGTTTAAACCAGATAGTGCCGTTAATTTTGAACATTTTGATTATTCGTGGGCCAACATAAAGCAGTTGCCCAATGTATTGAGTATGAATCAGAGAAATCACGTTGTGAAATATGAGAATGTTGAGGATTTGTTGAATACAGTTGTTAATAATTTAAGCCTTTTTACACGAAGATGTGATTTCATTGGTGGTAGTCGCCAAAAACAAACCCTCATGGATAGAGCTAGATTGATAGCATCACAGAATAGTTTTGCCGATAGCTTGTTGAAACAAGCATGGGACAAGATAAAATCTTTGCTAGGATATAAAGTTCTTGGAGTGAGTTTGGGAGTTGTTTTGCCACTACTATTGACAGGATCAGCAGCTTACATGTTGTATAAGGCTTGGGTTCCAGCATTGATATCCAAGATCACTCAGAGCGTTTCAGGAGATGTTACGACTAAAAAGTTACAAAAGAGTATGATTCCATTGAAGAGAATAACATTGGGTGGTTACACCAAGAATTTGCAAGATGTTGCCATGACAATTTCAAAGAACATGGTCAAGATAACAACTATTATTCATGTTCCAGGAAAGGACGGCGCAATGGATGCTGGAATGAGACAACAAATGTGGGGTTGGAGCTGTGGAGGCTCATTGATAATAACACCCAAACATTTGTGGAAAAGAGGTAATAACACCATTAGAGACGGAGATCAAATAATAATAGAGCGAGCAGGTATTGAACACCGTATGTTTTATTCACCAGAATGTTTAATCATGTCTGATGATCGAGATATAGCCTGTTACAATGTTCTTAACAACATGTTGCCATTTAAAGATCAGACAGCCTTAGTTGTAGACCAGAGTGCGTATATAAATGCAAATGGAGAGCCATGTTGTATAATAACACCACAAGCAGACTCTAAGTTAGTATCTTTAATTGAGAATGAAGCATTTATAACTGACGCGCCGTACACAGATCCATTGGGACAACGCTACGATGGCACGCAAGTGTGGCAATATAACCAAAAATTTAATCAAGGAGATTGTGGATCAATTATGATTTTAACTCGTGGTTTTTTTGGAGGTGCAGTTGCTGGCATGCATGTTGCTGGAGATAGTTTCAGTGGTAACTCAGAAGTAATAACTTCTGAGTTTATAAATCAGTGTAAGAATCAATTTTCTAAGACCACGCAAGGTTTTTGTTCGAACGCAGAGTTTGATGATGACGAATATTTTGATGCAGAATCAGAATTGGAAGGAAATTTTTATTTTTTAGGATCAGCTAAGAATGCACCATTTCAGACAACCAAGTCTGAGATTGTAAAAGGACCTTTCTTTGAAGTTTTGCAAAATCATATTACAGAACCATCGGTTTTGTCACCATCAGACGCACGTTTGGAGATACCATGTTCTCCAATTTTGAAGTCAGTAGCAAAATATGGTACTTCTGTTAAGCCATTCAACAAGCAATTGTTGGATACAGCTTATCACATTGTTCGTGAGATGTACAGTCCTATTAGGATGTACACTTTGCGTGCTTTGTCTCATGAGGATGCCATAAATTCTAGAAGGACACCAAATTTGGAGAAAATTGATCTGCGAACATCAGCAGGTTATCCGTGGGTGCAGAAAGGTAAGAAGAAGACAGATTTAATAAGTGTGGATGGAGATGGTAATATGACTATATTGCCTGAATTACAAAATGTGTTGAATACGTGTGAAAATTTATTGAATAAGAAGACCATGTTTGCTTATACGTTGACAACAACGCTTAAAGATGAGAGAGTTTCTTTGGAAAAAGTTAGAATTGGCAAGACACGAACGTTTATGAATTTTCCGGTGGAATACACTGTGTTAATGAGACGTTATTTTGATGATTTTATTGATAAAGAAACGAAGCATGCTATGGAAATAGGTACAACAGTGGGTGTAAATATATATAGTTCTCAATGGGATAGATTGTATCAGGATTTGGTTAAGTTTAATTATTCATTGGACGGTGATTTTAAGGCGTTCGATGGTACCATTAGACCAGAGTTTTTCGGTTTGTATGCAAAACTAGTTAATGATTTTTATGATGACGAGTTTACCAACCATAGGAGTTTGTTGGTATCAGGATGTTGTTTCGCACCAATTTTTGTTTTAAATAAAGTTTATGTTAAGTTACAAGGAAACCCATCGGGCTCTAGAATAACTACCTCATTTAATAGTTTTGTTAACAGAATGTATGTTATTATGTCTTTGTTGGATAGTTTGCCAGAGCATTTGAGATCTCAAGAGTTAATTCTGTCTAATATGAAAATTTATGCACATGGAGATGACCATTTGATTGGTTTTAACCAGGTGCTAAGAGATCATTGGGATGGTTTGAAGTTGCGAGATTTTATGTTGCGTCATGGTATAGATTACACATCCTCTGTGAAAGATCAACCACTTGTACCCACACGTTATTTGCATGATTGTTTTTATTTGAAATCCCATTTTGTTTTCAATGTTGAGACGCATAGATGGCAGGCGGGGTTGAGCAAGGAGGTTATTCAAGAAATGGTTTCGTGGCAAAGAGATAGTGATCTTAAATCCACAGAGATGATCTTGAATACAGCTTTGCGATATGCCTACTTTTGGGGTAGAGAATATTTTCAAGAAATACATGACAAGTTGGATAGTGTTGTTCGAAAGAAACGCTTTAACATGCGATTGCTAGATTATGAATCTCTGAACACAGAGTATAATTACTCTGGTCAATTGGTTTTTGATTATAGATAAACTTGTTAAAGATGACAGCAACGCCGACGCTGTTTAAAGTACGAGGCCCCAACTTAAGGGAATTAAGGTGACCAATTGTCGAGTTGGTTTAAAATATAAGACTATGATTATGAATTAATCCGACACTAATCGAAAGTGTTTCAAAAGTAAGATAATGTAGCACACATGAAAAACAGAGCAAATTTTAAAATTATGAATACAGATATTAAAGATAACATTATTACCGCTATTAAAAGCGAGGATACGCAAAATTCTCAGGATTTTGCAAAAATATCTGTAGTAGGCTCCAATCGTGGTTTGTATGATCGCACTCCTTTGTCAAGTGACATGACTCAAGCTGGTTCAGCTGTTGTTTCTCAAAACACAGTGACAGTTAGAGATATGTCTCGAGTGAAGGAGACTATGGATCTCACAGATACCGAATGGAATTACAAGTCTACTACATCAAAACCTTTTATAGTTAAGTCAGGAACGTGGACATCATCACAACCTCAAGGAACATTACTAACGACATTTAATTTTCCGAGAGATTATTTCTTGACAAATCATGTGTTAAACCAGGTTGGAAACACATTTTTGTCAATGAGGGGTGATTTGCATTTTGTCCTTACTACTATTGGGTCACCTTTTGCAACGGGTGCTTTAATAGTTGCACCATATTATAACCCGAATATTATTTCAACTTTTTCTTATGCTGATGCTTATTTTAGGCCACACGTTATTTTGGATATTTCTGATAATACATCTACAGTTGATTTTGTTGTACCATTTAGATGGTATAGAAATTCATGTGATCCATTCGAGAGGATTGTTGGTATACAAGTGATGGTTTTGGAACCTTTGCAAGGCTTGACATCTGCTAGTTTCACAGTAACAGCATTTTTGGAAAATCAGGAATTTAGATTTTTGAGACCCACGGATGCAACTGCGTTGAGACAGACACAAGGTTTGATTGACGTCACTAGTATTAGTAACACATTGAGTAACATTGAGACTGCTAACT